CTTTACGCGATGATCAACCGTATGGGCCGGCGCACTACGCAGCTGTTTGCGAGCAGTTTGGCGATCCGGCGGCGCTCGAGAAATACCAGACCATCTTCATCGACTCGATCACGGTTGCCGGTCGGCTTTGTTTCGGCTGGTGCAAGGGCCAGCCCGAGGCGTTCTCGGAAAAAACCGGCAAGCCGGATGTGCGCGGGGCCTACGGGCTGCACGGCCGCGAGATGATCGGCTGGCTGACGCATCTGCAGCATACGCGGGCAAAGAACGTCTGGTTCGTCGGCATCCTCGACGAGAAGCTGGACGACTTCAATCGCAAGGTGTTTTCGCCGCAGATCGATGGCTCCAAAACCGGTCTCGAGCTGCCGGGCATCGTCGACGAGGTCATCACCATGGCCGAACTCGCGGGCGACGATGGAGAACCCTACCGCGCCTTTGTTTGCCAGACGATCAACCCGTGGGGTTTTCCGGCCAAGGATCGCTCGGGCCGCCTCGCGCAGGTCGAGGAACCGCATCTGGGCCGTCTGATGGAGAAGATCAGAACCCCCGGCGCGCCTGCGGGTGATCGGCTGAGCTACTCCAAATCCCCTGAGTCGGCCGCTGTGGCCGATCAAAACTCATCCCCCAACTGAACGAAAAGGAGGGTCCCGACATGGGTTCCTGGAATGACTTCAACGACGCAAAAAGCAACATCAACCTGATCCCCAAGGGCACGCTGGTCAAGGTACGCCTGACGATCCGCCCCGGTGGTTTCGATGACCCGAGCCAGGGCTGGACCGGCGGCTATGCCACGCGCGGCTCCACCGGTGCGGTTTATCTGAACGGTGAATTCACCGTGCTGGAAGGCCAATATGCGCGGCGCAAAATCTTTACCCTGATCGGGCTTTACAGCCCCAAGGGGCCGGATTGGGGCAATATGGGCCGCTCTCTGGTGCGTGGCATCCTCAATTCCGCGCGCGGGATTTCCGACAAGGATATGTCGCCCGAGGCACAGGCGGCGCGGCGGATTGGCGGTTTTGCCGATCTCGACGGGATCGAATTCGTCGCCCGTATCGATGTCGGCACCGATGCCAACGGGGACGACAAGAACGAAATCCGGTCTGCAGTAACGCCCGACCACAAGGATTACGCGCAAATCATGGGTGCGGTGCCACCGGCGCAGCCTCCGCTTTCGCAGGGCACACAGTCCCCGCAGGGTTCGCAACCCCAACAATCCCCTCAGGCACCGTCGGCCACCGGCCGTCCGTCCTGGGCGCAATAGGAGGGTTCGGCCATGTTGCTCCGCCCCCGCCAGAAACTCTTTGTCGAGCGCAGCATCCGCGCGCTCGATGAACACGGCAACGCGCTCGGTGTCGCGCCGACCGGTGCCGGGAAAAGTTTTATGTTGTCGGCGGTGGCCGGAGACATGGTTGGTGACAGCGATGCCAAGGCCTGCGTGCTGGCGCATCGGGATGAATTGACCGAGCAGAACCGTGGCAAGTTCGCCCGCGTCAATCCCGGGCTGTCCACCTCGGTGGTCGATGCCAAAGAAAAATCATGGGCCGGTCAGGTGACATTCGCCATGGTGCCGACGCTGACCCGCGCCGCTAATCTCGACAATCTGCCCGCGCTCGACCTGCTGGTGATCGACGAGGCCCATCACGCGGCCGCCGACAGCTATCGGCGTATCATCGACAAAGCGCTGGATCGCAATCCGGATTGCAAGGTTTTCGGGGTTACAGCCACGCCGAACCGGGGCGATAAAAAGGGGCTGAGGCCGGTTTTCTCGAATGTCTCGGACCAGATTCGTATCGGCGAGCTGATCGCCGCGGGCCATCTGGTGCCGCCGCGGACTTTCGTTGTCGATGTCGGCGTGCAGAGCGATTTGGGTCGCGTGCGCAAAACGGTGGCGGATTTCGACATGGGCGAGGTCGACGCGATCATGAACCGCGCGCCCGTCACCGATGCGGTGATCGAACATTGGCGGGAAAAGGCCGGAGATCGGCAAACCGTGGTGTTCTGTTCGACCGTCGATCACGCCCGCAATGTCGCTGATGCGTTCAACGCCGCCGGTGTTCCGACAGGCCTGATTTACGGCGATATGGGAGAGGCCGAGCGCAAGGCGGTGCTGGCGGATTATGGTTCTGGCAAGCTGCAGGTGGTGACAAACGTCGCCGTCCTCACGGAAGGCTGGGACCATCCGCCCACCTCCTGCGTCGTGCTGCTGCGGCCCAGTTCATACAAATCCACCATGATGCAGATGGTCGGGCGGGGCTTGCGCACGGTCGATCCCGAAGAGCACCCGGGCGTCATCAAGACCGATTGCATCGTGCTGGATTTCGGCACGTCCACCCTGTTGCACGGCTCGCTGGAGCAGGATGTCGATCTCGACGGGCGCGAAGGCAGCGGCGAAGCCCCGACCAAGGAATGTCCGGATTGTGACGCGACCGTGCCGCTTGCTGTAATGGAATGCCCGCTTTGCGGCCATCTCTGGGAGCGCGGTGAGGCCGAGGGTGCCGACGAGCTTTCCGAATTCGTCATGTCCGAGATCGACCTGTTGAAGCGATCCAGCTTCCGCTGGTGCGATCTGTTTGGTGATGATGCGGCCTTGATCGCCAACGGGTTTGTCGCCTGGGGCGGTGTATTTTTTCTCAATGGCCGTTGGCACGGCATTGGCGGGCGGCAAAAGGAACGTCCCAAATTGCTGGCCGTGGGGGAACGCACGGTTTGCCTCGCTGCTGCCGATGACTGGCTGAACACGCACGAGTCCGACGAGAGTGCCCACAAGACGCGGCGCTGGTTGAACCAGCCGCCGACGCAAAAGCAGCTGCAATATCTGCCAGCGGAATACCGGCAGGATTTCGGGCTGACCCGCTATCAGGCCTCGGCGCTGCTGTCCTTCCGCTTTAACCGCAACGCCATCCGCGCGTTGGTGTTTGGTGCGGGTAATGCTGTCCATGCAATCGGGAGGGCGGCATGACCAATGACGTTATTCCCGACAACAACCGACCGGCAACGGCTCTGGCATCCGCGTGGAACGCTCTGTGCGGTCTGCCGGCAACCCACCCGTGGTTTTGGCTGGCGCGAACCGGTGCGCTCGAGTCGTCCGCTCCCGTCCTGCTGGTTCTGTTCGATGGCTTGTCAGGCCTTCTGGTCGGCACGAGCACGGGGGCGTTCGGACATGGTTGATCTTACCGAAGAAGAACGCGCCTCCATCACCGCCACCATGCAGCGCATCGCCCTGCTGATGGAGGAAATCGGCTGGCAGTCAAAGCTGGCTGATCTCACCGAACCACAGGTCCGCGCCCTGATCGAGGAAGCCGTCGAGGGGTTTCGCGAGGCCATGGCCGACATCGCAAAATCGCAAGCATCGGAGATTCCGTTTTGACACTGGACTTCAACCCGCGTCCCTCCATGGGCGAGCGTATCAACGATCTGGTCGATGCCGCACTGATCGACGAGCGGGATGCAGAAATCCCCCGCACCTATCTCGGGGCCTCCCGTCTCGGCGTGCCCTGCGAGCGGGCGCTGCAATTCGAGTTTGCCCAAGCCCCCAAGGATGATGGGGGTGATTTCAGCGGCCAGGTTTTGCGCATATTCGAGATCGGTCACAGCCTCGAGGAACTGGCGATCCGCTGGCTGCGGGCCGCTGACATCGATCTGGTGACCCAGAAACCTGATGACGGTTCGCAGCGGTCGCACCGTCAGTTTGGCTTTTCTGTCGCGGGCGGGCGTATTCGCGGCCATGTGGACGGCATCATCATGGGTGCCCCCGCCGCGCTCGGCTTGCGAATGCCTGCACTTTGGGAATGCAAAACCATGAACGCCAAAAACTGGCGCGCCTGCATCAAAGACGGTGTTGCCATTTCCAAACCGGTCTATGCGGCGCAGATCGCCATCTATCAGGCCTATATGGAGCCGGTGGTACCGGGGATTTCAGCTGCTCCGGCGCTGTTCACCGCCATCAACAAGGACACGGCCGAGCTTTACCACGAACTGGTGTCGTTCGATGCAGCGCTGGCGCAGCGCATGTCAGACCGCGGCGTGCGCATCCTGCAGGCGACGGACGCGGGTGAATTGCTGCCCCGTATCGCCCAATCCCGAGATTTCTTCGAATGCCGGTTCTGTTCCTATGCCGACCGCTGCTGGGAGCTGCCTGCATGAGCGACGACAATATCATCCATTTCAACCCGTGGAACGACTTCAACGATGCTGCCCCGCTCGATGATCCGTTCGGGGTGGAGCCCGACGCAGCGCAGATCGCGACGTTCCTCGATGTGGTGTTCGGCTATTGCGAGGGCCTGATCCCCGTGCGCGGCTTTGTTGACAAGGGCCAGGGCAAGGATGGCAAGCCGCACAACATCTGGATCGATGCGGACGATACCGCCTCGGAAAAACTCGCAACCTTCGCCAATTGGGCGGCGCGTGAGGGTGCTGCGGTCTATGTGATCCCCGGCACTGTAGCCGAAAATGGGCAAGCCAAATCCGCCGATGTGCAGCAAATGCAGGCGATCATCGTTGATCTGGATGCGGGAGATATTCCGGTCAAACTGGAACACCTGGTCCGGCATCTGGGCCAGCCAACCCTGATCATCGAGAGTGGCGGGCGCACACCGGACGGGGCAACCAAGCTGCATGTCTGGTGGAAACTGACCGAACCGGCCGAGGGCGACGATCTGGCGCGGCTCTGCGCCCTGCGCGGCGAGATTGCCATCAAGGTCGGGGGCGACACGCATTTCCGCTCGGCCCACCAGCCGATCCGCGTCGCGGGCAGCGTCTATCACAAGGGCGGGTTCCAGCGCCTCGTGCAGATCCGCGAGCACAATGGCATTGAGGTCGATCTCGATGATTTCGCCGAACTGGTTGCCGACATGCCAGCCATTCCCGGTGTCGGCATGGAACCCACACCAGACAAGTCCGACAAACCTGCCCTCGGTTCGGTCCTAACCAGCCCCGTTCACGAGGGCGGTGCCGACGATTGGACCCGGTTCGAGGGGGCCTCTGCCGCCATCGGGCATTTCATCCGCATGGTGCACGAGGGGCGCATGTCCAAGGACGCGGGCTGGGAAGGCATCTGTGGCTATAACGCCGCGATGCTGCGCCCAAGCTGGCCCGAAGATCGCCTGAAGGCCGAGGCCGACCGGCTCTGGGCCAAGCATGTGGAAAAGAACGGCCCGCCACTGCTGCGCGCCAACAGTGCCAAAACCCCGCCGGAAATGTCCGCCTTCACGCTGGGCGAATTGCTGGATGACACCGCCCCGATGCCCGAGGACATCATCGCGCCCCGGGTTCTGACCCCCGGCGGGCTGTTGGTTGTTGGTGGCGCGCCCAAGGTGGGCAAGAGTGATTTCCTGATATCGTGGCTGGTTCACATGGCGGCAGGGGTTTCCTTCCTTGGCTTCACCCCGCCACGCCCTCTGCGGGTGTTCTATCTGCAGGCGGAAATCCAGTATCACTACCTGCGCGAACGGTTGAAACAAATCGCCCTGCCGCCCGAGGTCATCAACGCCGCCCGCGATACCTTCGTGGCCACACCCAAGCTGAAACTGCTGCTGGACGAGCAAGGCAGCGCCTTGGCTGCCGTGGCCGTCAGGGAGGCGTTTCCGAACGACCCCGTCGACATTCTCTGCATCGATCCGATCCGCAATGTCTTCGATGGCGGTCCGGACGGCGGCGGTGAGAACGACAACGGCGCGATGATGTTTTTCCTGAGGGACCGCGTCGAGGTTCTGCGCGAAGCCGTGAACCCCGATTGCGGCGTGATCCTCGTTCATCACACCAAGAAACTCGGCAAACATCAGGTGAAAGAGGATCCGTTTCTGGCCCTGTCCGGTGCCAGCTCCCTGCGCGGCTTCTACACCTCCGGCATCATCATGCACCGCCCCGACGAGGAGGCCAGCGAGCGCAAATTGGAAATCGAGCTGCGCAACGGACCGGCCTTGCCCTCCAAGCTGATCGACAAGGTCAAGGGCCAGTGGGTCGAGCTGAACCCGATGAACGAGCGCCTCGTGCGCAAGGACGTGGGGGCAAAGCACGACGCCGAGCGGGTGCGCAAGGGGGATGTGATCCTCGGCATCCTGCTGGATGCGGCCAGTGACGGGCATCTCTACACCATCAACCAGTTTGCCGAGGCGTTTGAAAACACCGCCGGTCTGGGCGGCAAGGACACGATCCGCGAGCGCCTGAATGTGCTTTCCACCAAAGGGTTCATCAAATTTCTGCGCGACGCAAAGCCCTATGGCCTCGCGCCGTCGCGCTCCCGTTTTGGCTATCTCTGCGTCGAGGGGATGGAGTTCCCCGGGGAAGGTGAACAGGTCGATCCGGACACTGGCGAGGTGCAACCCGCCCGTATTCCGGTGCGCCCGACGCATTTCAAATCCCCTCGCACCGGGGCTCTGCTCGAGGTCGAAAACCCCGAAATCTGGGTCTATGCGCAGGAGGATCGGCCATGATTTTCCATGCCATGACACCTGCGCGGTTTTGCGCACCAACCAGTTTGAACCAGATGGGGCGGATTTCCGAAACTACCCCGACAAAATCCCGACAGGCTACGCGCTACCCAGTTTGGACCAGTTTGGCTTCGCAACCCAAACTACCCCTGCAGCGCTACGCCCGAACACGTCGTGCTTCGTCCCAACCAGATTGGGCGGGTGATCACGGTTTTAGCGCCCCAAACTGCATTTTCACCTGCAATAACAAACTCTTGCATCTCGTTTCTAGTTTAGGGGGTGAAACCCACTCCTACGGAGTGGGAGGAGGACGCTGGCGGCTACGCCTTGCGTCTCCTCCTCCGGGCTCCGTTCCGGAGAGTTTCCGCGCATTGCATTCAACCACCAAGGAGACCCAGCCCATGGCCACCAGAAAACTCACCCGCAGAATTCATTTCCAGCAGCCCCCGGATGTGGGGTTCATCCTGATGCGGGAAGGACAGCGCTATGAGCTGGTGGCGCAGGAACCGCACATTCGTCGTGATGGTTTGCCGACGACCCTTTTGGTTTGGCGCAGTCATTGTTGCGATTGTGGCGTGCCTTTCGAGGTGGCCACGGGGCTGGTGGCGAACGGATATTTCAACCGACGTTGCCCGGACCACCATCGCCCTGGCCGAGCCGTCACCATGGCCGGGCGAAAGCGTCGCCAGCGATTTCTCAAACGAAACCCGACGCGGAGGAAATCCCGTGTCTGAGCATTTCCAATTCCAGAGCAGTTCAAACGACAGGAGACCACCGATGAACAATATTGATCCCACCCTTTGCAAACCCGGGCCTGCATTGGCCATACCAACCCAAACCCTCGGAGCCATCCTTGCCCTCGACCTTGGCACCACCACGGGCTGGGCCATGCGCGGGCACGACGGCTTGATCACCAGCGGGACCGCATCGTTTCGTCCGCGGCGCTTTGATGGCGGGGGCATGCGTTACCTGAGGTTCGTGAACTGGCTGACCGAGCTGGACCAACTCGCGGGGCCGATTGCAACCATCTGGTTCGAGGAGGCCTACCGCATGTAGCGCCTGCCATGGTGCGGCTGTTTCTGCTCGATCAATACGATGACGCCGAACTAGACCGCAAGAAAACAGCCGCGATGTTTGCAGGCTTCATCACCAAGAACGCACCCGAAG